ACTTCGATCACATAGGTTTTGAGGTCCCCTGTACTTTCCTTCACCTTTATGATAAAATCAGGGAAGTAACGACGAACTCTACCATCAGGAGCACGATAGGGTATCCAAAATTCTTCACTACCCCACTCTACAATATTTTCACTTTGATCGCAGTAGTTACAGAACTTTCTTTCCCAGGTGCTTCTACAGATAATATTACGAGGATTTCCTTTATATTTCCGTGGATGGGTGGGTTTGAATAAACTCTTAATACTTTCTCCCATTATCCATTATACATAGTATAAGGTAAATATTATTTATAAATGCCAGCGATAAGAACAGTTTCCAATATTAAAACGAACCTGTTAAGACCAGCTTTAACTTCTCATTTTGAGGTGGAGCTTGGTGTGCCTAATGCTTTGCGTGGTTTTTTGGGTAATGGTCAAGAGAAGTTAAACTTAATGTGTTCTGAGGCTGTATTGCCTGGTTCTCAGTTAGCTACCATTGAAATTACTAATGATTTCCAAGGAGTTACTGAACGTCATGCCTATCGCAGACAGTTTGATCAATCTATTGATTTAACTTTCTATGTTGATGCTGATAAGTATATACCAATCAAATTCTTTGAGAGGTGGTTATCCCTTGCCATGAATGAGGGTAGTGATAATGAGATGTCTCGTGAATACTATTCTTATAGAGCCTCTTATCCCGACCGATATACTGCTACTGGACTTACCGTTAGAAAGTTTGAAAGGGATCATAAGTCTCAATTAGAATATGAATTTGTGAAGAGTTTTCCTTTGGCAATAACTTCTATGCCTGTTTCTTATGAGGCATCGTCTCTACTTAAGTGTAGTGTGCAGATGACTTATATAAGATATATTCTCAAGGGGAATAAAAGTGGTAATCTTTCTCCTGGAGGAAGTGTTTATACTCCATTCCAACAGTCTCAATATAATGCTGGTGGATTCTTAAGTGGTATTGCTGCCAACCTCGTTGATTCTGCAGTAGATAGAGCTACTGGTAATGATATGCTCGGCGATATTGCCGGTGGACTTGCTGGAAGAGCAGTTCAAAATCTCTTCTAAATAAAAATACTGAAATAATCTATAGGATATTATGCCTTTACCAAAAATTGCCACGCCAACATATGAGTTGGAATTGCCATCAACAGGAAAGACGGTTCAGTACAGACCGTTTTTAGTTAAAGAAGAAAAATTACTTGTAATTGCTTTAGAGAGTGAAGATAATAAGCAGATTACTACAGCAATTAAAGCAGTACTTAAAGCATGTGTCCTCACTAAGGGCATTAAGGTAGAGAGTTTACCGACATTTGATATTGAATACTTGTTCCTTAACATTAGGGGTAAGTCTGTTGGAGAAGAACTTGATGTTAATATTGTTTGTCCTGATGACGAGACAACTGAGGTTGCTGTGAAGATTGACTTAGATGATATTCAAGTACAGCGTGATGAAAATCATACCAATCAGATTAAACTTGATGATAGTCTAATGATGGAGATGAAGTATCCCTCATTAGATGAGTTTATTAAATCTAACTTTGATTTTAATGATAAGAATCAAATGGATCAATCTTTCCAATTGATTGCTTCTTGTATTGACAAAGTTTATAATGAAGAGGAAGCATGGGCAACTGCTGATTGTACCAAGAGGGAAGTGAATGATTTTCTTGAGTCGATGAACTCTAATCAGTTCAAAGAGATTGAAACCTTCTTTACAACGATGCCCAAACTATCTCATACTATTTCGGTAACAAATCCCAAGACAAAAGTGAAGAGTGATGTAGTACTGGAGGGCTTAGCGGCTTTTTTCGCCTAGCGCTGGTACATATGAGTCTGGAGAATTACTTCAGGCTCAATTTTGCGCTGATGCAGTACCATAAATATAGCTTAACAGAGATTGAAAATATGATGCCTTGGGAACGAGACATCTACGTGGGTCTTCTTCAACAACATCTTGAAGAGGAACAGATGAAAGAGAATCAACGACAAGCTAATGCCAAGTACAACTGATAACAAAATATCTGCGCAAGGGTTGTTGGGACCAGCATCAACATCTTTATTTTCTGCTGGAGGCAGGGGTGCTGTTGGAGCTAATTCAAAAATAATTCTAGAGAATAAGAAAGGTGTAGCAATAAATGCTAGGAAGATTACTAGTTTAAAAAATATATCAAAGTCGCAGAGTAAGAGGATATCAGGTGATACTGTAGGTGATAAGTTACCTGGTGGTGGTGGAAGTTTGAAGGGTATCTTAGGTGATATTGCTTCGACGATGAGTGGTATTGTAACTACACTACAAGATCAGAATAAATTAGATGTAAAGGGAGCTGGTATTGACAGAAAGAATGATGAGAAAAAGAAAAGAAGTTTAAAAGAGAGTGCAATAGAAGGGGTAAAGGGTACTATTAAGAAGGCAGGGGAGGCCGTAATGAAACCCTTTACTAGTCTATGGGATACTGTTGTTGGGTTTATTACGACTATATTCATGGGGAAAGTGGGTCTGAAACTCTGGGATTGGTTTGGTGACCCTGCAAACATAGAAAAAGTAAAATCTATATTCAGATTTCTTGGGGATTGGTGGCCAGCTATAGTAGCAGCTCTTATTGCATTTGCTTCTCCACTATTAGGTCCGGTGGGAGTAATAGCAGGAATAACTGCATTAGTAATATGGGGAATTGTTAAAATTAATGATGCTATTAAAAGTATATTTGGGTTTGGTTCAAAGATTGATAAGGAATTAGCGGATGGCACTAAGCAGAGTGAAAAGGATCTTACTTCTGCAACAGATAAAGTTAATAAGGGGATGGATGATCAGGTAAGTAAGGCTCAACAAGGTCAACCGGATGTATCTCCTACCCAGACCGATCCTAAGGCAGGTGAAGGTAAGAATTTTAATAAGGGTGGTCAGGTTCCTGGTACTGGAGATACGGATACCGTACCTGCTAAGCTTACTCCTGGTGAGTTTGTTATGTCTAAGGGTGCTGTTAATCAGTGGGGTGCTGGTACTTTGGCAGGAATGAATGCGGCAGGTGGTGGATCTAACTCAGCAACTATGGGTGGTGATGGAGTTATGGGATTTAGAGGTGGCGGTGTTGTTCCTGGTGAGAAGGAGGGTCCTACCGGATTAATGGGGGGTCTTGCTGGTGCTGCTGATTGGATGACGGGTGGTATATTTGATTTTGATAAGAAGGGTGGTGGTCTTGCTGGTATGATGGGTGGTGGAGGTGGAGGTGGAAATACCTTTGCTAGAGATATGGTTAAGGAGCACGAAGGATTAAGATTGGATGCATATAAAGATTCAAAAGGATTCCTTACGGTGGGTTATGGACATCTAATTGATAAGGGTTCTCCTCCGGATATTCAGAAGTTGCAGGAAGGTGCTCAGATTTCTAAGGAAAGAGCAGAAAAATTATTTGATCGGGACTTTAAGGAGCATGCAGATGCTGCTAAAAAGATTCCTGGTTATGGTAAAGCCGATGAGAAGCAGCAAGCAGCACTAATAGATCTTACATTTAATATGGGTCCTGATTGGCACACAGATTTCCCAAAATTTACTGCTGCATTTAAGGCAGGTAATTATGAATTGGCAGGTGCAGAATTAGAGAATAGTAAATGGTATGGAGATGTAGCACGTAGAGCACCTACTATTGTAAGTCTGATTAAAGGTAAAGGACTTCCTGAAGGTTCATATTTGGGTGGTAAAGGTGGTGGTGGTGCTCCTGGTTCTGGTGGTAGTAGTGGTGGTAGATATGGTGGAAGTAGTTCTACTCCAGCAAACGTTTCAGCACCACCTCCTGTTAGTAATATTAGTCCTCCTACTAGACCAAGTTCAACGGTTGCTTATGCACATCAACATGAACAGCAGGATAATCAACCTTCTATTCCAAGTTCGTCTCCAGAATTACCTGATTTGGATGCTGGAGCTATGGTGTCCTTGTCCAAGATTAAAGTTTTGGGGATAACGGTATAAGATATGGCTTGGGGTGCAGTACTAAAAACAGCAGTTGGTGGAGTCAAAAAAATGGCTTCCAACAAAGTTAAAAAGATTGGAGCAAGTAAAGCTGGGAAGTTATTAGGTAGAGAAAAGAATATAATGATGGGGAAACCTCAACCTAAGGGACAGGTTGGAGGAGCAGAATCTACTGTTCAACCTCAACAGACTCTTGCTCCTTCTGCTCCTGATACTGGGGGTGGAGGATCAAAGAGTTTTAAGACAGAAAAAGAAGCAGCATTAGAAATTAGGACTACTACCATTCAAGTTGCTACGTTGTTGAAGGGGTCTTATGTACTTGAGAAAGAACAGTTAAAGAATAAAAGAAAATCAACGGAGAAGGGAAAAAGATCTGGAGCAGAGGGAGCATTAGAGAAAGCCAAAGGAATGGTATCGGGATTTAAGATGCCTAAGATGCCTGGGAAGGGAATATTGGATACTGTTTTTGGATTTGTAAGTCAATTGATTTTTGGTACGGTAATGATCAAATTGATGGATTTTTTACCTACTATTCAGAAGATTCTTCCTACACTTGGTAAGATTGCTGATGGAGCAATCTGGCTTGGTGGTATTATTCTTGAGACAATGGTTAACCTTATTCATTGGGGCTATAAACTTGTTGATGGAATGGAAAATATGGTGAAGGGTATCTTTGGTGAAGAAGGTGCTGAGACGTTTAAAACATTTATGACTAATATTAAGGACCTAATTGCTGCGTTCTTAGTTTGGAAGTGGGTAGGTAAGAAAATAGTTACTGCTCTTGTAAAAAATATAAAACTTGCTTGGACTATTGCTAAGGGTATTGTTGCCAATGCATTTAAGGTTGTTAATTTCTTAACGGGTGGTGCTGCACAAAAGGGACTTACTGCTGTAACTAAAGGTCTCACTAAAATTGGTACTTCAATTGCTAAGAGAACGGGTCTAACCGCAGCCAAGAAAATGGGTGGCAGTCTCTTTAAGCACGGAGCAAAGAGAGCTGGTAAGCGTGCCCTTCTTAAGATGTTGGGAAAGACATTTGTAAAAAATGCTAGTAAAATATTTGGTAGGGTTCCTATTGTTGGACCTTTAATTGTTGGTCTTGTTTCATTAGTATCTGGTGAACCAATAGGGCAAGCATTATTTAAAATATTTGGTGCAGGACTGGGTGGTTTTCTTGGTGGTATTGCTGGCGCTGCTATAACTGCTGCAATAGGAACGGTAACAGCAGGAATAGGACTTATATTAGTTCCAATTATCACCCCAGCATCTATGATG